ACTTTATTAGTACGTTTTGGACCTTCATAAGATACCATTTGTGGATTATATGTACATTGTTTATTATAAAAAATAGAAATAGTTTCTATAGTTTTTCCTACACGTTTTTTTACTTGATTAACATTAGTTAAACGTTCTTTTTCCCAATAAATATCATATTTATAATTTTTTAAATTACTAGCTCGTAAAAGAGTGGAAAATGGTTCTTGTCCAAATAAAACTATTGCTCCATCTGGCTTAATTATTCTATGATATTGTTCCCACAATTTATCAAAAGGAATAATTACGTCCCACGTACATTTTGTTGTTCCATATGGTAAATCACAAATAATACAATCTATTGTATTATCTTCAATTAACTGCATTTGTTTTAAGCAATCTTCATTATATAGTTGTATCATATTATACCGCCTCTTGAAATAATTTATATAACTCTTCATATGAAAGAATTCGAATTAAATATTCTTTTCTATGCTCTTCAATATTGGTATTATTTAAATGAAACTGACCTTCTCCAATATTACCACGGTGTTGTTTATTAGAATAATTATCCAAAGTTTCAATTTTATTATTTTCAATTCTAAATATTTCAATATGATCTTTAAAAAAGATACCATAATAAAGAATATCAAATTCTTTATTTTTAATTTGTTGAATATTACAATCAAATTTTTGTATATTAGCTTCAGAAGAATTAAAAGTTCTATGTACTGTAGAAGCTTCTAAGCATTGTTGAATTACATTATTCTTCTTAATAGTATCACTATTTTCTTTTAAAGCTCTGGAAAATTTTACTTCTATTCTTTTATTAGTATCATCTTTTTTATCAAAATTTAATACATTAGAAGGATGCATTTTATATAAAAGTTCAATCATAAGTTCAGCAACAGTGCCAAACCTACGAGTATGTAAAGAAAAGATACCTTCACGAAAATCTTCAATATTTGTACTCATTTAAGTTTATCCTTTCATATTTTCTATAATTATTATATCATAAATTTTAGAGATTGTCAATTATTTATTTTCTTTTACCATAGTATTGCAATAAATATTGAAATGCCTCTTTGGAATACCACCTATTCCTTTTAATGACAATTGAATTATGACTAAAAAAATCTGAATATTTTTTCATATGTTTATAGATTGATTGCGAAGTGGCATTTACGACTTTAGTTATATCTTTCATGCAATAAGGGAATTGTTGTTCACGTTCTTCTTCTGATAAAGGAATTTCTGGTAAATATGATTGTATTTTCTTTTCTTTAGGTTCTTCTATTGTTTCTTTCAGTATAGTTATAGGTTGTGTTATATTTTCTGTCTTATTATGAGGAGAAAATTGGCTGTGATTACCATATGTTTTATTATAACCATGTTCTACACTATCATATTTATGTATATAATAACTTTCTTTTTTATCCAATTCCTTTTGATCACAGCAAGTTAAAACTTCAAAAGAATATTTTTCAATTTCGTTTTGTAGGTCAGTATGCCAGTCTGTTGGTTCATACTTATCTGATAAATGTTCTCTAAATCTATTAAAAATATCTATAGATTGGCCTACATAACATTCTCCTGTTTCTTTATTTGTAATTTTATAAATACCACAAACTGCCATATCATACCTCAATTATTCAAAATACTAAAATCCACGTTCTCAAACAAGAAGTCTCGGCGTCCCTCAACTTCCGTACCCATTAGCATTTGTAATGACTCAGCCGCCGCTTCGGCATCATTGATAGTAAGAATATCCAAGCGCCGATTTGTCGGATGTAACATTGATTCTTCCATATCATCTGCCACCATTTCGCCCAAGCCTTTGTAGCGTGACTGTTCCCATCCAGACCGAGTTTTCCTTAGCTCAGCAAGCTCATTCTCATCATAAGCATAAACGTGCTGACTTCCTTTACTCAATCTATAAAGAGGCGCGCGCAGCCATCCAAGCCGTCCTTCTTCAATGAACTTTGGCATTAGGACATAAAAAAGTGTAGTAATAAGGCACATAATATTATAGCCATCTACGTCTGCGTCAACTGCAATTGCAACTTTCCCATAGTTAAGCTTCTTACCATTGTAACGGTCTTGAATCCCACATCCAAGTGCCATGATGATATCAGATACTTCCTGATTCTCCAAACACTCATCAAGCGGATGTTTCATTAAATTCTTAACTTTACCACGCACCGCATATAACGCTTCTGTTTTTACATCGCGCGCGGGCATTAGGCCACCCAATGCGGAATTACCTTCACATATAATAAGCATTGAATCTTGACCGTGTTTTTCGCAATCTTTGAACTTATCAGAGGAAGTAACCTTACGCTTACGCTGTTCTGTTTCTTTTTTCTCCATATTCATAATTGCTTCTCGCGCGCGAGTCGCAGCAGCTTCGGCCTTCTCAATCTTAGTAAGCATCTCGACAATCGCGCTAAACTCATTTGAGTGCTGAGCTGCCATATCTTTAAGCGCGTTGGAGAATGCGGTTGAAGCCAAGGTTCGAAGCGAAGCATTATTGATTTTAGATTTGGTTTGGTTCGCAAAAGAAGGATTTTCTACCTTACAGTTGATTACATAGAATAAGTTTTTGCGAATATATTCTCCATCAAAGGAGGCATTAGCAAGCGTATTAAACGTCTTAGTTATTGCACTTCTCGCGCCAGTAATTGGACTACCACCTTCTGGGCATCTAAGACCATTTACAAATACATATGCGGTTTCTCGCTTAGTGCCCCACTGAAAAGCAATTTCCAGACTATCTGTTCCATCGGTTGCTGAACCGGTAATAATACTTTTTTGAAGCGGTTTTTTTACATTTACAGCTACAAAATCAATAATACCATTTTTCGCGCAATAAGTCTTTGTTGCATTTCCATCAGATACAATAAATTCAATCCCTGGATAGAGATAAGAAATATCTTGAATATCTTGGCAAATGCGCGAAAACTCATATCCAATTGGGCCATTCGAGAATACTTCGGGATCAGGTTTAAAACTAATAAAAGTTCCATTTGGTTCTCTAGTCTTATCTTCTTTATAAGTAACTAAGTTACCCTTTTCAAAATATGCTAAAGCAAACGTACCATCACGATGACTTATTACTGTAAAGTCAGACGATGACAGACATACACAGCTACCGCCAATTCCGTTTAAACCTGATGCATTCTTATACGCATCGTGGGAGAACTTACCACCCGTATGGCTTTTGGTAAAAATAGATACAAGTACATTTTCGCCGTTCTCTCGAATACCAAATGGAACGCCGCGCCCATAGTCGCGAACTGATACTGAATTTTCTTTTTCATTAACAGTTATTTCAATTTTTTTCCCATATCCCGCGAGTGCTTCATCGGTACTATTGTTGATAATCTCTTTAAGCGCCTGATATGTTCCTTCAATATCATCCGAACCCAAATACATCTGAATCCGCGTGCGAACTCCTTCTCGGAAGGATAGGCTTTGTATCGAATTTACATCATAGGTTTCTGCCATTCTCTCACCTCTCTCTTTCTTACAATATATTATAGCATAAATTTAAAAAAGAGTCAATTATTTAATCGACTCCTGATATTCAATAACTTCTTTAAACCATCTATAAACTGGGCATCCGCCATCGGGTAATCCCCAGCATCCGGCAGTACGACAAGGACACTTATGATTATAAAGCCAGCATTTTTTGTCCTTTTCAAGCTCCAAATTAAATTCCATATTATTACTCCAAATTTACAAAATCAAAATCATCCTTATCATAAGGCCAATTACTATGTACCCAAGTTGCCCTAGAAACCTTAATCCAATGCGGGTCATCGCGCGTGGCCCAGTCTATATCAGACATAGTGGCTACTGGCATATCTTGCGGCCATTTCTGTAATTCTTCAATTAGTTGTTTTACTGTCATGTTAGCACCGTCCTACACTTTCCATGGTTGGTTTCGCGCGGATTATCCAGAATCCATCTAAGTTCGCTTTTGATACCACCATAGTTCTTATCTGAGTTAATAAAGCTAGCGCTGCCCCAGTATGTCATGAGGGATGTAGGCTCATTGGTTACCTGGATTACATGAACTGGAATCCCCTTTGCATAAGCATAGCCTTGTTCCCAATTTGTACCTGCAGTAGAGTTCCTTCCAATACTAATAAGAATTACTGATTCACAGGAATCAATTGCGGCGACATCAGCTTCAAAGACTTTCTTAGCCCAATCTTCCTGTGAATAATCCCACGCGTTCTCAATTTTTAGTTCCCACGGGCAATAGATTTCTGCGCCCTTTTCGCGCAAATACTTAGCAACTTGAACCATAAAAGTACGATTAGTAGAATCACACGGACCAGCAATGTAAAACATATTATTCCTCCCAATTAATATCAACAGAGCATTTATAGCCATCTGGTAAGCAATTTTCCGCGCGAGTATCGAGCCTATTGATGCGTTCTTGATATGCGCCAGTTAGGATATAATGTTCTTTAACGTTAGAAACATACTCACCTTCATATTCGCGCGGATCGACTTCCTCGTCCCAACTATAAGTGACCGATACTTTAAGTTTCAGTTTTGAAGTATCCAAGTTTATCCACCGCCATTTCTACACATTCATAAAGGATATGGGTTCTAATAAGACAATCAATATAGCGCGCGGGCGCACGATGAAACTCTTCTTTCATAGATTTTGTGAAGTCATATCCATACTCTTCAATGACTTCAACTAGCTCGGGCAGCCCATAACCGACATAGCTGGCACATTCTTCTTCCGTTCCGTAGTAGAAGCCACCGTTGCCCGTAATCATATCTACGCCCCAAAGCTCATCTTCTAGAGCTTCAATGTATTCGTCTCGAGTCATTTCGGGCGCCGGTTCCATATAATTATCTACTACATAATTCATAATATCTTTAACCATTGCTTCTCTATAATTATACATTACCAAACCTCCGTATCTGTAATGTCTTCAGATTCGCCGCAAATGGGGCATACAACTTTTAGAATAATACCAACTCCAGTTCCAGTAGGAATAAGATAGGGCCTGCGGCCACCATTCGCCTTCGATTCTGCTCGATTGTGCATATGTCTTTCTTCGAATTGAAGATATCTATCCTTCTCCTTTTGAGAACTAAAAGAGCCATATGATAGACGAAGCTGTTCGCGCAAGTTATCCATTTCATTTTGAAATTGTTTATAAACAAATTCATAAGCATCATCTTTAAGCTTTCTATTTTCTTCTGCTATGCGCTGGTATTGTTCTCTATAGTAACGAATAGTATCAGTTACCGCAGTTGCAAGTTCATTTGCTTCATATACTATGGAAGATTGCTTTGTCTCTGTATCATATGTGTAAACCATATTATTCCTCCATTCTGACACTGAAGCCCTGTAAATCAAGATTAAAATCTTGCTTAAAATACTCCTGCATTACATCATCAAGTTTATGGACAAACAAGGGTTTGGTATCATCAAATTCGCCATATAGTAAATCATTGAGGTCAATAATATAAAGAGAATCGAAGCCATACGCCTCTGCTTTAACTTGAAGTGCGCGCTTATTAGTAGTAAGAATAATACCATCGGCTTCAAGCGCCATTTCCATTAGTTCTTTTGTCTTTCCAGTCCCAATAGGACGAGCAATTACTTTCATTTCTTAGTCTCCTTTTAATCCATATACTCCTTACGCATAATGCCGCAGTTCGGGCAGTACCTATCGTTGTCATATACAATGCTAATGACGCGACATTCTGGACACCTGTATGCCATTACTTCATCAGTAGTAACAGTTGGCGCAGTGTCAATAACTGCTTGCGCTTTATCCATAACTGCTTTGGCGAAATTAAACATTTCTTCTGAGTCGGGCATATGCATTTCGTAAATCAAATCCCAGAGCATTTCATCGCGCCCGAGGGATGGCGCATTAAGGTCACAATCATCACGATAAATTAGTTCTCGCATTTTATTTCACCGCCTTTGGTTGATATTCTGATAATGCTTCTCTGATTTCGTCAAAATTTAATTCCCAGGTTTCACCGAGCCTGTATCTTTTTGACCTTTGTCCTTTTTCCAGTAAGACAAGCTCTACTTCGCGGCGAGTTATAAGATCATTATCTTTCATTCTTTTACCACCTTCTTCCGTCCGCACAGAAAAATGTTTGTTCCCGCGGTAATCCACAATTATCACATATGGAAATTCGTTCATCATACCATCTGCAATCCTTGCATTGGACAATTTCACTAATTTGTCCGCTCTTAAATAGTTCTCCAATTATTCCAGCAGCATCAACTAACAGATGCCAATCAAATCCATAATCGCCGCTGAAATTTCCTGTTTTAATTCTCATTAAGGCTTCTTTTTCGGTCATTACGTTTCACCACTTTTCCCATCTGCACAGAACCATTCTCCACGATTGTCGAGCATAAAAAGTGGAAAGCCTTTTTCTGCGGCAATTGCCGCAAGCACACACTTTTCAATTTTCCCATTATGAATACAATTCTTGCACCGGACAATTTCTTCTTGTGCGGTGGGTTGCATAGCTACCATCTTCATAAAGTGGTCGTGCTCAAAATCGTGATTTGCTATGGCTCTAGGATCTTTATGCGGATTCTCCATTTTGCTTTTTTGAATTGCATCTTGTAAGGCATATGCATCAATCAAACGCGCCATTATTCATTCTCCTTTGCGTGATTTCATCAATAAGCTGCTGTTGTTCTTTCAGCAGGACAAGGGCATCGGCAGCGAGATGTGGCATACCGTAAGGCAAATCAGTGTCTATGCATTCGTGTCCATATGGGCATTCTCGACATTCATCGCCACTCATCGCGGCGCAACATTTTAGCCCTTTGATAACTTTCTCCATCTTAGTCAAGCCCATTCCATCTTACCGCCTTCCCGCATTTCGAGCAATAGTTATCGCGCGCGTAGGTCGCATTGACTAGATGCTTGCCGCAGTACCCACATTTATACTGCTTAATGAGCCCATTCATAAATACTTTGGGCGTGATCGCATCTTGCCATTCAAGTAAATTAAGCATATCTGTTATTAAGTCTTCCATACAATGCGTTCCGCTTTTCGAACATTCAGCGCAATTATCGCAGATACATTGCATTGCATCGGATAGTATCTGATCTCGATTAATCATTTTATCTCCTTTATGTAACGGGTTGAAGGACTTCTTGGAATACAGCCTGATTGGCGTATTTAAATACCTGATTATTTAATTTCGCTCCACACCAGGGACAGTATTTGATTGGTATATTTACTTCAATACTATCCTTACCTTCAAGATGAATAACTAAACTATTGAAGAAGTCGATGAAAGCGTCACCTTCATAACCAAGAGTTACATCATAGCCTTCTTTAAGAGAGCACGCACTCTCAGTAAATTTGCGACAGTATTCACACATTTTTTATCTCCCCTTTCGTAAGTATATTATACTATAATTTTGATATTATGTCAATTTTTTGATTTTATGTTAATTTGATTATAGGCGCCAAAGCGCATTTATTTTATTTATTCAAAATATTTATTATTTATTTATTTATATTCTATACCGTTTTTGCGGAAAATTTGTCCGTTTTTGCGGAAACTCCTTCCGTTTTTCCGGAAAAGTCTGTCCGCGTTTGAGGACAATTTTGTCCGCAAAAACGGATAGAAAATTTTAAGTGTCCGTTTTTGCGGAAAATTTATCAGGATAAAAATTCCACTTAGTACCTTCATCTTGAATTAAATATCTCTTATCTTTCAATTCCTGTACGGCATTATAATAAGCTGTCTTTTTATATCCAGTTATTTTTTCAAAATCAACCTTATAAAGATTGCGCTTGAAGCCAGGGGCATCGCGCAATAAATATAAATAAAGCGCAAAACTTGCGGGTTTTAGTTCTTGCCATGCGGAAAACGTACTTTCAAAATTAAAATAGCCAAATGTACCTTCTTTATATTTCTCTGGCTTTTTAGAAGTTATAATTAACTGATTTGCTTCGCTCATATTCGCTCAATCCTCCTTACCCTTTATGGGTTAGCCTTGCTATGGCCGCGCGTAATTCAGGAGAATCGGCAAATAAATAATTATCATATCCTTCGTGTTTATAATCTTTATCTATTCCTAGTAGCGGAAATCCTTCTGCGCGCAATAAAGCTGCAAGACGCCGAGTATATACTCGGTAATAAATTATTGTTTCTTCGCTCATTTTTGTTCCTCCATAAGATGCTCTATCTTACGTAATAATGTCATTGATGGGGTTCGTTTATCATGTAATATGCGGCTGAGATGAGACTGCGTTATGCTTAATTGTTCTGCAATCTCCACTTGCGTTTTTCCGCAAATGCGGATATATTCCTTAAATTTATTTAAAATTTCTTCAATCAAATTATCATCCCCTTGACTTTTTTGTCATATATTAAAATAAAAGAAATATGACCTATCCTCCATAGAATAAGTCATAACATAACCTTTAAATTATAGCAAATCTTTCCGTTCCTTAACAAATTTTTTTAATACTTC